GGGGCGTTCCTCGTCGCGCTTGGTGCCGTCGAGGAACGTCACCTTGTCGGCGCGGATCTCCCAGACCTTGCGCTTGACGCCCTCCTTGTCAGTGTACTCCCGGCTCTCCAACCGGCCCTCGACGTAGACCGAGCGCCCCTTGGCCAGATGCTGGCCGCAGAGTTCAGCCGTCTTGCCCCACACGCTGACCGCGTGCCACTCGGTCCGCTCCTGCCGCTGCCCGTCCTTGTCGGTCCATTGCTCGCTCGTGGCGATGCGCAGCTCGGTGACGGCCTGCCCGCCCTGCGTGTAGCGCACCTCGGGGTCCGCGCCGAGATTGCCGATGAGGATGACTTTGTTGACGCTTGCCATATCTGCTCCTGTTCAGTGGTAGTACCCGCAGGCGCCCATCGCCCGCAGCTCTCGCCGTACTGCCTCGAGGCGGTCCCGCCCCATGCGATTCATGATGTTTGTCCAGGCGCCGTGCCGGTTCAGCCACACGCCGAAGACGTGCCAGCCGCCCCGCACGCCGGGGTATCCGTCCCACTCGGTCGCCGATTCCTCGTGCTGCTCCTCGGCCTCGACGACCAGCTCGGTCTCGTACTCGCCGCCCATGTCGATGCTGACGTCGTAGCCATCGGGCGCCCAGCGTCGGTACGTTGGCCGACCCTGAGCGCACCAAGCATCGAGCAAGCGCCGCTTGTGACGCAGCCACGTCTCCGGGTTGTGCGTCATGGTGCACCGTCAGGGTCACCGGGAGGGCCGAAGTCCTCCGCATCCCAATCGGCCGAGCCCGCCGACGAACTGGGCGCGGAAATGACAACCTTGAAGGGCTTGACGTCCTTGACCCGCGTCACGCGCAGCCGGTCGGCCTCGGGCACCGAGAGCACGCAGCGCTCGGCCAGACGGTCGATGGCCTGCCGCTGCAGTTCCATCTTGTTGAGCGCGTCGGCCTGCATGTCCCAGCACGCCGAGGTCGAGTCGCTGTTACGCACGCCGAGCTCGTCGATGCACTGCACCGTAGCGCGCTCGATGCTCTTGCCGACCTGCTCGCCGTTCTGCGACCCGACGATGAAGGTGATGGTAGCGCCGAGGCAGGCGCCGAGCGTGACGCTCACCCAATCGAAGCCGCGCCCATCCTTATCGCCCACGATGAGGTCAGACATCTGAGCCCATCCCCAGCGCCTCAAGCTCGGCCTTGTAGCCGCGCATCTGACTGATGAGGTTCGAGCGGCTGGGCTCGCTGTCACACCAGATGAGCGCCCCGACACAGACCCCGATCCCGAACACGATGGACAAGTCGACCGCGCCACGCTCCTGAGCATCACGCGCCGCCTGCATGCACTCGACGCGCAGGACGTCGAGCTCCACTTGCTGCTCCATGGTCATGTTTCAGCCCTCCCCTTGCGTCTCGTAGGTGACCTCGGCGTCCATCGCCTGGTCTCGCTCGGCACGCCACGCAGCCAGCGCAGTCCGGCCGCGGCTCGTCGTCAGGTAGGACACAGCGCCGCGCAGTCGACCGAGCGGAGCCGTGCCGATGTCGAGGCCATCCCGCGCCAACAGCGTCTCGACGTAGTCGGGCACATCGTCGCCGAGGCCGAGCAGCTCACCCGTCAGGCCAGACCGCGTGTCGACCGCAACCGGCAGCTGCTCGACCTTGGGCGCTTCCTCGAGCAACTGCACGACCGGCTTGGGCTGCTCGAGCGGGGTCGACAGTTCGTCGGGGTCGTAGATGCCTGCAACAAGGTCGGGGTAGACGATGCGCGCCAGAGCCGCAGCGCACCGCGCCCGCAGCATCGCCTCGGGGTAGGAGCGCCAGCCCTGCCCGCCAGTGAGCCCCGCGCGCTGCGCCTGCTCGATGGTCCATGTCAGCGTGGTCGGCTCGGTGTCGCCCTTGCGCTGCGTCGTGTAGGTCGCCTTACTGGCAGTCGACTCGACGAGGCGCCACTGGAGGCACTCCCCCGAGCGACGGACCAGCGCAACCGTGGCGTCGGCTGCGAGCGTGACCTTGCCCTTGATGACGCCGAGCATGCGCATCGACTGCATCGGGGCGAGGCCCAGTTCGCGACCGGCCATGAGGACGATGAGCGCGTCGTGAGGCTTGCCGCGCAGCGCGTCGGGCGCCAGCGACGAGGCCGCAGCCACGAGCGCAGTGGGGCCGAGCACGTCGGCCTGGGCGATGATGTCCGTATTGCTTGCCATGTTGTCTCCCTTGCCGCTCCCCAGCGGCGTCAATCCCACCGCTCGGTGGCCTCTTGTTTCGTCGTCGTCAGCGCCTTGCTGATGAGGTGAATCTATGCGCCTTCACTTGCGGACGCAAGTAAAAAGGCGAGAGGCGCGCGCTTTTTTGCGCCTTGTTCGCAGAGCCTAGAGCCGTGCGGACTTGCGCCGTTTACTGCTCGGGCTTGTCGTCTTCGCCTGCCGTCGTCGCCTTGGCGCCGAACTGGTAGCCGAAGACCACGAGCACGATGGACTTAATCAAGTCGAACAGGCCGCGCCTGAGGTCGTCGCTCATCAGCTGCACGTCCCACGAGACCATGACGTCCGCGACGAACACGCCCAAGAAGACCGTAAGGACGAGCGCGACGAACCGCGTGAGCCACTCACGTTGACCCAGCGTCTGCGGGATGATGCTGTTCACGTACCAGACCAGAGCGCCGACGACCGCGACGCTTAGGACGACGCCCGCAATCATGACCCACGCGTCGCCGTGCAGCATCAGCCGATGCTCTTGGCCGGGTCGGTCCCGCCGATGGTCCCGTCAGGTCGAGCGAGGTACGCGTACCGTCGCACCTGGTCGGTGACGAGCGACCACCCTGCGTGCTCGATGTCGTCGCCGATGGCGAGGCCGTGCGCGCCGTCGAGCGTGACGGTGACGCCCACGATGCTGACGATGGTGCGGGTTGTGGAGCTCGACCACGCGCCCGCAGGCACGCATAGGACGACGTCCTGCGAGGCGAAGTACTGCACCGCGCTCGTGCCGAGGTCGGTCTGCGCCTCGCCGGTGCGAGGGTCCGTCGTGCCGGTGTACTGGTTGACCTCGACCGTGACCGTGACGGGGTCGACAACGGACGCCACGCGCAGGCTCGGCACGTAGCCCGAGGGGCGCCCGCCTGTGCAGCTCAGCGTCAGGTTGAGCCTGTTCTTGAGCCAGTCGCGTTCGTAGCCCATGACGCGGCATGGCTGCGAGGTGACGCCAATGGTGCCGTCGATGGCGATGGCAGCGGCCGCCGTGAGGACGACGCAGTCGCCGAGCGCGACCTCATGCGCCCCGGCAAGGTCGAGGCTCACCGCGAGCTGGTAGCGCACGCGAGGCACGCCCACGCGCTTGCGTAGGTGCTGCACGTAAGGGAGCAGGTTGACGGCCGCGTCTGCCGCGCCACCCTCGAGGACGATGCCGCGCAGGTCAATGTCGAGCTGGGCGCCAGCGTCGCCACCGGCCGCAGAGATGGCGTCACTGTCGACGTAGGTGATGACGCGCTGCGCCTCGCCCGCGTCGTTGTAGTCGCTCGATAGCTTGTAGGCGCGGACCACCTTGCCATCGACGGCCGACGTGACCTGCCCATCGACGAGCAGCTCGGCGTCCGTGATGGTCAGCACGGCCTCGCGCTCGTCGGCCGAGGTGATGGGGGCAAGGGCTACGTACTGCCGCCCGAGGGCGTAGCGCTGCACGACCGACGCGCCGAGCAGGGTCAGGATGTCCCTGATGTTGTCCTCGACCGTCTCGTTGGGGTCGATGGGGGCGTTGTAGTCACGCAGCACCTCGGGAACAGGGAAGCTCTCGAAACTGCTGGGCAGCACGTCCGTCGCCGCCAAGCCCGCGCCTACCGGCAGGTAGTCGAGCACGGTCTCAGTCTGGGCGCCCACGGCCGAGACGAGCAGCACAACGGCCGCCCTGCTCGGGGTCTCCTGCCAGAAGCGCGCAACCGGGGTGACCTGCACCGGGGTCCCTCGGTCGACAATGAACGTGTCGCGCTCGGGTGACCACTGGTCGACCGTCAGCGAATAGCCAACCTGAGCGCCGGTATCCGGGTCGAGCGCAGGAGTCGAGGCAGAGACGAGGGCGTAGATGACGGACTGTGTGCCGTAGTCGTCGCCGCCCTCAAGTCGCACCCACTGAGGCGCACCGCCCGCGAAGACGTCGTCAGTCACGAGGAGGTACGTGTCGCCGACCTGCGCCCACGCGAGAGCAGGGCCGCGCACGTCGTAGGCGTCGGTGTCGTTGTTTCGGTCGAGCGCGCTCGTGTCGACCCGGCGCAGCTTGTTGCTCGGCCACGCGCCAGCATCGAGCGCGCGCCAATCCCAGCCGAGGCATAGGCTGTTCTCGTTGCCACGGTCTCGGCCGAACCGGACTTGCAGCGCGCCGCCCTGCCCCTGCTCCTGCAGTGCGAGGTGCACCTGATGTGACCCATCACCCGAGGACCAGAGGCGCACGTTCGCCCAGCGTCCCTCGACGCCCTGCGTGGTGACAGGTGACCACGTCTCGCACTGCCAGCGGGCCAAGTTCCACGCGCGTTGCGTGAGGTCTGCGCCCGAGACGACGGAGAGCAGGCGGTCAGGCCAGCGGACAATCTCCCCCGCTCCAGTTGGGTCGACCAGCGAGAGCGTCGAATACTCGGAGGTGGAGACGTTGCCAGCGTCGCCGACGTTAGTGCCGACCAGCGGGACGGCATTTGGGCTGACGTCGAAGCGAGACTTGCCGCCGCCGGTCAGGCTGCGCGCCGTGACCTCGTGGACAGTCGACGCGCCCACGCCGTTCTCAAGCTGCAGCCGCCCCTGCCGTGGGTGACCATCGGGCAGCGTGATGTCGAACAGGTTGCTGTGGGCCGTGTATGCGTTGCCGTCCGTCTCGATGGTGTTGGCGTCGTGCAGGAAGTACGGAGTGCGAACTGCCGCGCCGGTGTCCCACTGCTGCTCGTGGGAGACCTGGCACCCATCGGCGCCATCTGCCCGAGGCTTGAAGTGATGCCAGCCGCGCACGAGCTGCGCAGATGTCGCGCCGCCCGAGAGCTTCTGGCGCATGGCCGCCGTCATGCTCGCGATGCGGAGCGTGAGCGACAGGCCATCGGGCGCCAGCTCGGCCTCTCGGTCGAGGACGCCGCGCCAGATTTCACGGTAGGAGCCGACACGCTGCCCACCGACGACAGGCGCCGCTTGGACGATGGCCACGCGCCCGCGCCAGAAGATGGGCGCCTCGGTGACGTAGGGCTGCCAGCCGCGTATCGCGTCGTAGGTGTGCCGATAGCGCCGGGTCTGGCCGATGATGCGGAGGCAGTTCTGCAACGTGTTGCCCGAGACGCTACCGACCTGCAGCGCCTCAAGGCCCACGTGGATGATGTCGCCCGCGACGATGCCCGACGAGTCGACCACGTCGACATCCGTGGGGCCGAGCTCGTGAGGGATGGTCGCCGCGATGCGCGTCTTGGAGGCAGCGCCAGCGGGACCGATGCGCCGGAAGGTCGAGACAGGGTGAACCGTCCACGCCGAGCCCGTCACCGTGGCAGGCGAGACGCGCGCGCCTTGGGCAAGCAGCTTGACCGTGACGGCTTGCTGCTCGCTCATGCCGGTGACGTCGTCGATGCTGCCACCCTCGGGGCCAAGGTCGAGCACCGCCTCGATGTCGCGATAGTCGCGTGGGTAGAGCCCCGCCAGCGTGCCCTCGATGGTCTGCGTATCAGGCGCGGGGCCGGAGTAGTAGCGGTCGGTGACGCCCGCCACGGTCACGAGGATGGCGAGTTGTCGCCCGCGCAGGTCGTCGAGGCTCACAGCGTATCCCCCCAGACAGGACACCACGCGACCGCATGGATGCGGCACGAGGTCGTGTCGATGCGTAGCAGCGCCCGCGTACCGCGCGCCGTGCCGCCCGTCGTGTCAGTCTCCAGCGCTCGGGGCTGCGTCTTGACCAGACCCGTTGCGAGTCCAGGGCGCCGCGTCGTCCCACTCCTCGACCACGTGGGCATGATGCGGTAACGGTTCGCCGCGTAGCCGCGCACGTCTGCGACCAGCGAGTTGTCCGCGCGCGTGAAGATGATGCCGCGGTCGACGGTCGCGCCCGACAGGGTCTGCAGCGTGACGTCAACAGTTGGCGTGATGGAGTAGTCAGCCTGCAGCGAGGACGTCAGCAGCGCGAGCTCGATGGCGTAGTCGAGTTGCCCGAGCGAGAGCAGCACGTAGGCCGTCTGGTTGATGCCCTCGGTGTTCGATACGTAGCCCTGCTGCTCGGCCACGACCGTGTCGGCAAACTGCGTCACGTGCGCCGTGTGCCAATGGCGAGACCTGACGCCCGCGAGATGGTTGAGCGCGTTCGCGTGACCCGCGAGCGTGGGACCGACCACCGGCCGAGCGCTGAACGCCTCGGCCTGCGATGGCTGCGAGAAGATGCCGCGATAAGGGACGCTCACTGCCACCCCCACACAAGGACGCCGTGAATGTCACACGCCGAGGTACCCACAGGCACGTCCCACGTTGCGGAGTCTGGCTGTGGCCAGAGGCTCAGGCCGTGCCACAGCATGCCGACCTGCTGCGCCGTGATGCTCGGCACGTCGAGCTGCGTTACGGGGTCGAGGGTCTCGGTGTCTCGGACCTTGCCCCCCGCCAGCTGCACTGCGACTTGCCCACCCTCGCCGCTCAGGTCGGCCGTGCCAGCGTAGCCGAAGCGCAGGACGCCCGCGCCGAGGGGCGTGGAGATGGTCACGCGCACCGAGAGTGTGCGGTCCTGCGACTCGGTGTCCGGCATGCGGACGCAGGCCCATCGGTGCTGGTAGGGCTGCAGCTTGTCCTGCCCCGCCACGTTGACGTTCTGCAGGTCGCTGACGTTGACCGCGACGTGGGGCCGCGCGTTGTAGGCCGTCTCGTTGTCGTGCAGGGCCTGCATCGTGCGAGCGCTGAGCGGGTTGTCCTGGCTGACCTCGCCATCGAACGCCATGCGTCCGTCTGCCTGTCGACCCGCTGGCAGAGACGTAGGCTGCGCATGCGTGACAAGGATGCTCCACACCTCAAGCGACGACACGCTGTCAGCGCGCAGGCGCAGGTTGATGCGCTCGTACCCGCCGACCCACGCCACGTTTACCGTGCCGCTGAAAAACTTCACCGTGGCGTTGAGCCCGCTACCGCCTGTCACCGAGAAGGAGCCACCACCGTTGACGCTCGTGACCTGCAGCAGATGGTTGCTGCCGACAGGGCCGGGTCGCACCTTGCACGCCACGACGACGAACACCTGAGTGACGCCCGACAACTCGGGGATCTGCCACGTTGCAACGGTGGCCGATGTGTTGGCGATGCGCGCGCAGGGCGTCGTGCCCGTCGAGGCGTTGTAGACGAAGCTCTGCGAGATGCAGTCGGTGCGCCCTGAGTGCGCGTCGAGCCAGTTGGACGCCGCAGAGAGAGGCGCCACCGAGTCGGCTAGAAGCTTCTCGCCGGTCAACAACTCCTGCGGGTCGATGGGCGTGTAGCTTGCGGGGATTGGGCGAGGCATCAGGGCTCCTCGACCAGCGTCATGGCGATGGGCTCAGACCGCACGCGAGCGCCCGAGAGTCTGACGGGGTAGTCGCTGGCCGAGCTCGCCGCGACCCTTGCCACCACGCGCCCCGCGAGAGGCTCCGTGGTGTACGCGTCGCTGAACGCCGGCACGTCCGTCCCATCGAGCAGCGTCTCAAGGAGCCTCGCCCGCCGCGAGTCGCCCCACGTGAAGTCGAGCGTGCAGGGCTGTCCGCGCGTGACGTAAGGCGCCCAGGCTGCGATGACCTGGCCCTCGTCGTTCTCTGCCGCCGACTGCCCGCGCACGGTGAACTCCAACTCATGCGTGATGGAGTGCCCGACGTGGCGACCTCGCGCTCGACCGTCCTGCAGCTCGACCACGCCGTCGATGCTGCGGAGCACGCGGCTGTGTCGAGTCAGCCCGCGCTCGAGGACGAGGACGAGGGGCGTGCGGTAGGTCGCCGTCAACAGGTAGCGTGACGAGACGAGCGCCGGGACCTCTGCGCCTGTAAAGCCGAGCATGCGCCGGAACCGCTTGGAGATGGCCGTCGCAGGCCAGCCGACGCCCGAGATGCCCACCGGGTAGGACGTCCACACGCGCCCCGTCGTGTCGATGCCCCATCGGATGCGCCGGAACACGTTGTCGTTGGCGTCGTTGTCGACCTGCTCGAGCGAGTCGGTGGGGAACACGCCGTCAGCCTCGGCGTCATAGGCGCGCAGGGCCACAGGCAACGAATGAACGGTGACGTCTTCGTTGTACAAGCCCCCAAAGGTGAGCCCGTCGTTGACGCTGAACGTCTGGCCCACGTTCCAGAGGTCGAGGTTGCCACGCTCCCACGCATCGGGCGCCGTGACGATCTGGTACGAGCCGACCGTGGTGGACGAGGTCGCACCAGGAGCGAAGCCCCACGGGTTGCCCGTCGCCGACTGCACCGCGAAGGAGGCGATCTCCGAAGTGAGCACGCGCACGAAGATGCGGTCGGTCTCGTCGATGCCGACCTCCCACGTGGCAGGCACGCCGCCGCCCGCAGTCCAATCAGCGTTGAGCGCCTCGCTCATCGACTGCCCCAGCTGCGAGCCGTAGCCATTGAGGAAGCTCAGCAGGTCGGGGTATCGCCCGCCGTCGTAGAGCGTGGTCGTGGCAGGAATGGTGACGTTGCCAGCGCCGCGCGTGAACACGGTCGAGCCCGCGAACTCGTAGACGTCGCATCGAGCAAGCAGCGCAGGGATGGAGCGCGCCGAGGTAGCCGAGCCGGGAAGGACGATGACAGGCATCACACCACCGCCAATCGTGACGAGGAGAGACTACCAGCGCGGGACTCGCGCTGCGACTGCCGGACGAGCACGTTGCTGACCTCGTCTACGCCGAGGACGACCGTGACGTTGACCGGGGCTGCACCGCCGCCGCCCGCGCTGAACGACGACACGCGGTCCTGAGCTCCACCACCCGACGCGCCCGAACTGGCCGCGCTCGAGGAGCCGCCGACCGTCGAAGCGCCGAGCGCCCGAGCAGTGCCCGCGAGCAGCAGGCCGGTACCAGCCATGACGGCCGAAGCCTGAAAGAGTCCAGGCGCCGTGTATCCAAGCACCGGGCCGGTGAGGGCTGCAGCCACGCCGAGCGCGCCAAGGAATACAGCGTAGCCGAACGCCTGCGCGCTCAGACCGGCTGCCACCTGCCCCGCGAGCTTGCCGAAGCTGACGCCCGCCTTGTCGCCGTCGATGACCAGCGTGGCGAGGGCTTGCCCCGCCGCTTGGCTGAACGACTGCAGCGCGCCCACGCCCATCGACTCAAGGTCCATCGCCGACTCGGTCAAACCGCGCAGGCTCGACTCGGCCGCCGTGACCTGCTCAGGCGCTACTGCATCAGGGGCGATGAGGTCGCCGAGGGCCTGCTGCAGACTCTGCGTCGGAGGTGGCAGCGACTCGATGAACTGCAGAGGGCTCAGCGCATCGTATGCCGCGCGCGCCTCGGCTGCTGCCTGCGCTTCCTTCTCGGCCTCGACGATGATGCTGATTTCGCGCGCGTAGGCGTCGGTCGCCTCTTTGACCGCAGCGGTCCGCGCCTTGGTCGAAGCGGTCGCGCGCTCGTTTGCCTTGGTGGCCTGCTCGACGACCACGGCTTGCTTCTGCTCTGCCTCGCTAACCACGCCGAGCGTGGTCTTGAGGTTCTTGATGATGTCGTCCCGCTTGCGCGTGTTGAGCTGCAGGTTGAAGTCAGCAGTTGCGCGCCGGTCCTCGAACTCAAGCGCCTGCTCGTCTACCCGCTGCGCGAGTAGCGCTAGCTCGAGCACGCTGGCCTCAAGCTGTGCGCCGCGCAGAGTGTCAGCCACTGCGAGTCGTCGCGCATCGTCGCGCAGGCTCTCTGCCTTCTGCCGCGCCGCCTCAGCTGACGCTGCATACTCTCGTGCCTGAGCGTCGAACGCTGCGATGTCAGACTCCAGAGGGGCTGTCTGGACGCTCGCAGCCCGAGCAATCGACAACTGCTCAAAGGTCAGCTTCGCCACGCCAACCGAGGCGATGAGTGCATCGACGTCCGTCTTGGTCGACGCCGCCGCCCTGCCTGCCGCCTCAAAGCCTGACCGCAGCTTGTCGACCGCTGGCACGAATAGCTCAGACTCTGCGATGGCCTTGGCGACGCCCTGCGCCAGTTCGCCGAACTGGCCGATGACCTGCCCGAGCGGACCAGCCAACCCAACGCCGAGGGCGAGAGATGCGATGTCGAGCGCGCCGCTGAACGTGCGCATGGGCTTCTCGACCGAGTCGACGGCATCGTCCAACCGCTTGACCTGACGCTCAAAGCCAGCGAACAGGCCGCCCGCCTTGTCGGCCTTCTTGCCGGTCGCCTCGGCAGCGTCCTCGACCTTCTTGAGCTTGGCCGCTGCGTCGTCTGCGCCTTGGATTTTGACGTCGATGGCTAGGCTTGTGACGCTCACTTCACTTCCTCCTGCGGGCCACCTCAAGTTCGGCGTTCTCGGCCTCCCTCAACGCCCGCGTCAGATGCAACACACCCTCGACCACTGCCGCCGATGCGTCAGGCAGGACGACCTCCAGCGGGATACCTGCGCGCCCAGCCTCTAGCCCGTCGATGACGCAGTGCACCCACAGCTGCCGTGACTCGTGCTCGGGGCACGTGACGCTCCATCGCTCGCGGTCGTACATGTCGACCGCCAGCCACGTCACACCGTCCCGCTGCTCTCGGGCTGCCCACTCGTCGCCGACGCCCCCGCAGTCACCGTCAGCGCAGGCGCCGCACTCGTAGCGTCGGGCGTTGAGCCGATTGCAGGCACCGGCCCACGCGAGCCAGTCGAGGACGGCGCGTGCGCTTTTCCCAAGGTCGACACAGCCTCGATGTGCGACGCGATGCCCACGATGACCGACTCGGCGTCGGGCAGTAGCTCCCACAGTCGCTCGACCGGATAGCCCGAGGCATCCCGCTTGAGTTGCGGCAGGTCACTGAGGCTCACGCAGCACGCCCGCACGATAGCCTCGTGACGACGCAGCACACGCTCAGCAGACACGAACGCCGCCGCGCCCTTGGTGATGTGGGCCTGCGCCTCAGCAACGCAGACCGCGCGCCGGTCGAGGGGCAGCGCCTCGACCCACGTCGAATCGTCTGGAATGACCAAGCACGCCGGGTCGCGCGTCTCGATGTACCGTCGCAACGCCTCGACCTCGTTGGCCTGCTGCACCGATGGGTCGCAGATGAGGACGAACCGCGCCGCAACCGCCGTGTTGGTGAGGACAACGAGGCCCATTAGGAGCAGAACGCGAGCAGGAAGTAGCCGCCATTCGCGGCCGTTGGCGTACCACTCGTGCCGGTGTAGGGGCTCGACGCCGCCGCGATGGTGCAGGTGCTGAAGGAGCGCTCGTCCTCGATGGTGTCGCCGGGCAGCTCCTGGACGAACCCGGCCGGGATGATGAGCGCAGCGCCTGCGAGCTCGCCGCCCTCGATGGGGAACACCCACGTGTTGGTTTCGCCGAGGCGAATCATGTCCCGCAGCGTCGCGCGCACGAAGTCTGAGAAGGTCAACGAAACCGTGACTTGCGCGCTGGTCACCTCGGCATCAGCCGCGCCCACGATGCTCGTGGTAGCCGAGCCGACAGGGTCGAGCCCGATGGTGATAGTGGCCGTCATGTCGCGCAGCGTCGCCACGGTCCGCGCGCCGGTGTTGCTCGGGGCGTAGATGGCCTGACCCCAGCGCTTGAGCGCCACGCCGTTCGCCAAGTTCGCCGGACCCGCCAGCGCAGCCCCGTAGGCCGTGACGGACTTGAACGCGGGCGAGAGCGTGAACGTCATCTCCAGCGTGCGCTTGTCGTCGCCGCTGAACGCGAGGCCGATGTTGTTCGCGCGGCAGCCGGTGCTCATCACCTCGCGAGCGCGGTCACGGTAGCGCACCGCCAGCGACGTTGCGCCGAGCGCGCCAATCTTCGGGTAGGCCACGGAGCAGAGCTTGACGCTGTCGCCCGTCTGCGGGTTCGCCGAGAAGGCAGGCCGCACGGTCACCACGTTGGTGCCGCCATTGACGGCCGTGACGATGGCGTACTCGGTGAGCCGCGCCGCCGACACCCACGCGACCACGTCGCCGGGGTTCACGAGCGCGAGGTCACCCGCGGACACCTCGAACTCAACGTCGCTGACGTCGTTCGTCACGGTCACAGCAGAGCCGCCCGTCTTGGCCACGACGCCGAGTGACGAGCCGAGCAGCTCCGCGAGACGCGTCGAGGCGAAGTTCGTCCCTTGGGCGCTCTCACCCTTGAACACGAGGTCGAAGTCACCGAGCTCACGAATGGCAGGCTCGCCGCTCGACAGGTAGGGCGCCTCGGGCTCGGGCACCTGACCCGCGCCGCTCGTCGAGACGGCCGGCTCAGAGTAGAGCGGGATGGTCGCCGTGGTGGCCTCGTTGCTCGAGGACGCCCGCGTGGGCTTCACGGCGTTGAAGGTCAGCGCCGACGTGTCGACCAGCGCGTGGTCCGCTGCGTCGGGGCTGCCATAGGTGGACTCAACCGCGATTGCGACCGACTGGCCGCCGAGACGTCCTGCGCTCATACGCTCACCCTCACTGTGGCTCGGACGCGCAGCACGCGCCCCGTGACTCTGTCCGTGTCGCCGATATCCTCAACCTGAGTGTCGGGGAATACTGCGACGTCATTGGCTTGGGATGCCCATACCGACTGCGGCCGGATGGTGCTGATGATGTTGACGGCGTCCTCGACCGCTGCCCGGTATGCCGAGCCCGCGAAGTCGGCTTCACGGTAGAGCACCGTGATGAGCACCGAGTAAGACGCCTCGTCGATGGGGTCACCGCTCACGAGGCCGGTGTCGATGGGCGCGCCCTCTTGGATGTAGAGCGCGCGGCTCGGAACTCGGTCGGACTCCTGCAGCAGTTCACCCTCGCTGGCGAAGTCGACCAGCGAGAACGCGAGCCCAGGCGCAGTCGTGGGCACGATGCCGAGGATGGCGCCGTTGAGCGCGTCGAGTAGTCCGTAGAGGCTCACTGCTTACCTGCCACTGCGCGATTGATGCAGGCGCTGATAATCTCGGGCAGCGCTGCGACGAGGTCCGCATTGTTGCGAGGGCTGATGCCCCACCAGTTGCGCTTGAGATGCGTCGCGCCAGCGTAGGCCACGGCCGCGCCTCGAGGTGTGATGGTCACGCCCGTCTTGCTGATGGCCTGCACGCCGATGCTGCGCGAGAGTTGCCCCGAGAGGATGAGGTCGACCTCGACGCTGCGGTCGTTCAGCCCCTTGCGGCTCTCGGCCTTGTACTGCTTGTAACCGTCCTCATAGAAGCGGCCCACGACGCGCCCCTTGTTCGGGCCTCGCTTGCCCTTCCAAGGCGTGCCGCCCTTGGGCTTCAAGCGCCGCGCAGTCTCGCTGTTGCGATAGATGACGATCGGCTTGGTGCTGTACGCCTTCATGCCGTTGTCATCGACGTTGAGCCCCTCGAAGAACGTGCGCTGCACGAGCGACGTGCGCAGAACCTCGGCCACGTCACGCATGGCCTTGAGGTCCCACACGAATGAGGGCCACGTCGCGCCGAAGTCGTGGGTGGCCTCAATGCTCATCGCTGGTCCGTCACCCGCGCCAGCTCGATGGTCGCCGGGGGCTCTGGGTCCGTGGGGAAACCGATGATGGCCGTGTTGGTCAACGTCGAGCCGACCTGCCGCGCCAACTGCTGCGACGACGCCGCGTCGATCTCCTCGGGCTCGACCTCGCCGTTGAGGTTGAGGTCCTGCCAGTCGATGAGGCTGAGCACGTTGTCGAGCTCGGCCGCAGCGCGCTCGCGGTAGTACGTGGCAAGCGCCGTGCGGTCTTGGCCGCCCATGCTCGTGCCATCGAGAATGACCGCCGCCGCGAGGTAGGCATGCGCCCGCGCGAACTGCCTACCGGGTAGCACGTCCTCGTGGCGAGGCGAGATGCGCCGCTTGATGTGGCCGATGAGTTCGTCGAGCGCCGCGTCGCGCTGGAGCTTCCAGCTACCTTGACCAGCGGGCCGCGCTCGCAGGTCAGGCACGTAGCCGAGCAGCTCCGCGTCAGACAGCCGCGTGGCGAACTCCATCGCTACGACGTGCAGGACGTCCCTGTCTCTATCGTAGGCCAACGGTTCAGCGTTGAACGCGTCGACTGTCTCGTAATCGATGGTCCATCGGATGTTGCGCACAGGCGTGGCGCCGATGTGCGCGCTCGGGATGCCCGCCTGACGCTGCAGCCAGTGCAGATTCGCCGGGTTGACCGAGAACGCGACCGGATGCGGCACCGGCTCGGCAAGCTCAAGCGTGCCCTCGATGCCATCGTCCGTGACCACGCGCACGACGCGCAGCGAGGCACCGACGAGGCCGATGGACTGCAGCACGACGGCAGCGGGTTGGTCGCCGCTGATGGCCGTGGTGGGCGAGCCCGACAGACCCCACGTCACGGTCAGCGTGCGGCGGTCCGTGCTGATGGCTGTGACCTGGTCGACCTGCCGCGACTGCAACAATGAGTAGGTCTGCACACCCGCTGGCCAATCGATGGTCAGCGTGGGGTTAGCGACGAGCACGCCGTCTGGATTAGTCCAGCGCCACACATGGTCGAGGCCGGTCAAGAGCTTGCGTGCGGTCATGGCGCAGAGCCTACCACACTGAGGCCCCTACGTCACCCGGTCGCGGCGTTGTTGGCCGTGCGCACGGTCGATGCGTCGGCTTCCTTGTAGCCCCACCGCTTGGCCGTCGCCAAGGGGACAGCGAGCCACGAGTGTCGGCAGTTGTACCCGCCGCCACTCTCCAAGGGATGAGGCAGGCCGGTCTGTCCGTTGTCGAGCCCGCGCACCAACTCAGGCGAGAACCAGAAGCCCACGCACGCCTCGCAGAAGGGACGCGTGAGGCCGTCGTCGGGGCCGCCATACGCGAAGCCAACCGGCACGCCGGACTCGTCCGCGTACGCGTTGGAGATGGCGCGCGCGTACACCGCCGTCTGCGTCCGCGCCTCCGTCGCTGCCTGCCCGAGAGAGACCTGCAGCCGCTCGGCTAGACGCGTCGATAGCTCGGTGATGCTCTCCAGCCGATAGCCCTCGCGCATGAGCGGGACAAGGTCCGTGGCCGTCGTCAAGTTCGCCGCTCGGAACGCGTCGTTGGCGTCGCGCCTAGCTGCGTCGATGACCGCCGTCAATGCCTCGATGTCGACGACGTTGTCGGGGTCGAGACCGACCGAGCGGAGATAGTCAGGAGTCGCGCGCTCGATGTCGTCGAGCCCGTCGAGCCACTGGTCTTGAATCTCGCCGGTTTCCTCGGCAACCGCCGCCGCGACCTGGTCGAGCTGCACCGCGAGCAGGCCGGTGCGCCAATCGCCGCCGCCCGCCTCGGTAGCCAGTTCAAGCAGCCGGTCGCGCAGCGTGTCACGCAGGCCGACGAGCTCCGCGCCGATACGGTCACCGAGTCGCGTCAGGTCCGCATCTCGACGACGCAGAGCCGCACGGATGTCGGCTGGAATCGCCACTTAGCCCTTGCGCTTACGCGAGACAAGGACCTTGGGCGCAGATGTGGGGACGGCTGGCGCTTCATCAACAGGCGCCGCATCGTCCATGAGGGCCGCGATGACCGCCTCGACCTCGGGGGGCGAGCGGTAATCGAGCAGCACCGCATCCGAGCCCAGCAGCGACGACGCAGCGAGCCACTGCTCGCGGGTCATGTCCACCTCAGCGGGGGCATTGTAGTGCCCCATCTTGGGCAGCGGTCGCAGGAGTCGGACGCGTGCGCTCATCAGGCCACGACCGCCGTGACGAGGTAGCCGAGGTTGGCGTCGAGGACGACCTCGTCGCTGTAGACCTCGCCGGCCACGATGGAGCCGACCGCCTGCGGGGGCGCCGTCAGGTACTCGCGGACCGAGATGGGCAGCGCGAGGCCGTCCATGCTCAGACCCTGACCCGAGAGGCCGTCCTCGACGAGCAGCAGGGCCGCGACCGCGCGCGCCATGATGTCGCCCGAGGCGTTCGCGATGGTGTCCGCGTTCTCGAGGCAGCCCATCCACAGGGACTTGCCCCAGAGGTAGGAGCTGCTGAAGGTCGTGGCGTCGGCCGAGGACTGACGACGAGCGCCGCCGATGAGCAGCTTGAGGCCGAGCTCACCCGCGACCAGCTCCTTGAGGTACGCGTCGGTCGCGACCTGCCGCGTGGCCGCAGCCGCGCCGCTGGTGACGATGCGGACGCCCGAGGCAGCCATGCTGCGCTGGAAGGCGTCAGCGACCTCACGGCCCATGATGAGCGTGTCGGGGTCGCGACCGTAGGCCGTGGCGCGCACGATGCTCTTGAGGATGGCGAGGTCTTGCATGGGGGTCGCCGTGACGATGGTGTCCCACTGCGAGCCCGCACCGGGGACCGCAGCGAGGGCCGCGTCGGGCCAGTTCGCCGTCGAGAAGAACAGCGAGCTGGTGCGCGCCTCCATGTCGAGGGCGAGCTTGCGACCGATGGCGCCCGCCTCACGCTCCGTCAGGCTCGTGGGGAACTGCGAGCGGTCGCTCAGCTTCTGGGGGATGACGTCCGAGGCCAGCTTGTATTCCTCACAGCTGTACAGGACGGTCGTCGGAGCGCCGAGCGCGCGCCGCGGGTAGTCAGCGCCGAGAGCCGTCGCGACGACCTGGGGCGAGCCCATGTAGCCGCTGGAGTTCTCGACGAAGATGGTGCCCTTGCTGGCCGTGGGGACGACCGGCTGGATGGGGAGGAAGGGGAAGACCAGCCCCTGCAGGGACTGCGCGGCGCCGATGGCCGCACCCGAGAGGATCGGGGAGACCGGGGCGAGTTGGTTCTGATTGGCTGCGCTCATGGTTCAGTCCTCAGGGAAAGATGGAGTGCTGGAGGTTGATTTCGCAGACGACACCATCAGCCGTCGCGCCCGTGCTGGTCGCGCCGCTGAGGATGACGCCGAGGATGCGGTCGCCCGAGGCAGCCGCAACGAGCTTGCCCGCCGCGTCGGCCGTGACGAACTTGCCGGGGTCGATGACGCCGCTCGCGATGGCGAACGGGCAGTTGCCCAGGACCTGCACGTCGACGATGTCACCCGCGACGCCGCTCGTGAGAGCGATGCCGACGAGGTACACGCCGCCGCTGGTGGCCACAGCCGCAGCCGCGATGCCACCGCTGAGGCCATCGGCCTTGACGACCTGACCGCGCGTCACGGTGCCCGTGAGGCGGTACGACTTGATGCTCCCGAGACCATTCACGCTGGCCATGTCACACTCCTCGACCCGCGCGGACTCGCGCGAGCATGTCATTCGCGCGCCGGACCTCGGCAACGCGGGGGTCTTCATTCACAGCATCGGCAGCAGCGCCACCGTGCCCAACAGGGGCCGCGACAGCGACGATGGGCGACAGGTCAGCGAGCATGCCCGCAACCTCGTCGATGCCCATGCGCATCGCCCGCTCCACCCACTCGCCGCGCTTGGCCTGCGGGATGCGCCCGCCGACCACGTGCGTCTCGACCATCGCCACCGCATCGCGCCGCAGGAGCTCGTCCTGCGCCTTGTGGGCAGCGTCTTGAATGGCCTGCAGCTGCTCACGCGCAGCCTGCAGCTCAGCCTGCAGACGCTCGACCTCGCCGAGCGCCGTTGTGTCGACGGCCTGCGCCGTCGTGTTCTCGTCGCCCATCGGGGCCTCCCTGTCGCCGTCCGAGATAGACGCGGCAGCCGTGACGGACCGGACACGCCGCTGGTAGTCGAGGGGCATCGAACCCCCAAGGAACATCCAATCGTCTGCATTGGTCGCGATGCGGTCAGCGAGACCACGCGCCACAGCCTCGTCGGCCGCGTAGACCGAGCCATCACCGAGGGACTCGACAGCCACGCCACGGTCGGCCGCAATCTCACCGAGCATGATGCCCGCGAGCTGGTCGACACGACGCTGCAGGGCTGCGATGTAGTCGCTGTCGCTGGTCGACGCACGCTTGCGGGGCGTCTGACTCGACACGACCTCAACCGTGCTGCCTTCGTCGCCATCGCGAGCGAGCGTGACGACCACGCCCACCGAGCCCGCTTGGGCGAGAGGCGAGAGGACGATCTCATCAGCCGCAGCAGCGAGCCAGAGTGCAGCGCTGGCAGCCATGCCCGAGACGTACGCGAGGACGTAGACGCCCTGCTCCTGCGCCCGAGCGATAGCGCGCCTGGTCTCGCGCACGCCCGCCACGTAGCCGCCCGGGCTGTCGACGTGCATCACCACGACCTTCTCGCCCTGCAGCTGCGCGCGCTTCAAGTCGAGCCGCATGCTGTAGTAGTCGATAGGGTAGAGCGGGCCGTCCACGTGCATGGTGCCGAGCGCGCCTTCGATGTACCGCTTGCCCTTGGCCTGCGCCATTGACGCGAGGTGTGAGGGCTCGACAGCCAGCGCCGAAACGCCGGGGCTAGGCACGCTGCCTTCCTCCTGCGCACGTCGGACGAGATACAGCTGCTGCATCTCCTCGACCCACTCCGACCCAGCGTCGCCGCCCCAGAGGAGCCACGCGACATAGCCGGGAGACTCTGCCCCCTCGACGTCGTCGACGCCTTCCTCCCAATCGGCCTCGTGACGAGCGAACCACGCGGGCGCCTCACTGGTCACCCACTGCTCACTCTGAGGCTCGCCGTTCGCGATGCCGTTGGCGCGCCGGATGGTCTCGGGCTTGATGCCGTCGCCCGACTTGCCCGCCTCGTGCAGAGCCACGCCCTTGAGCGCCTCGCGCTGCACGGCCTCTGGGGGCGTGAGTTCCTCAGTCGACAGCAACGGCATCAGATGCCTCCGGGGAGCGTAGAAGGTGTAGTCGTCGGCCGCACGGTGCGCCCAAGACGCTCACGCTCGGACCGGACCTCGGCTGCCCGCGTAGGCGCAGGCAGTTCGAGCGCGGACCGAATCGCCCGCTCGTCCTCGGCCGTGGGAGTCAGGACGCCAGCGGAGAGGAGCGACACGACGTCGCCGACCTTCTCCACCCAGAGCGAAGACCTGATGCCCGAGTACGTCAGGCGCGGCAGCTGGTCGAGCGGCATCGGGCCGATGTTCGCATTGACGATGGCGCGCACGTAGGAGCTAAGCCCCTCGGCCAGCCATTGACACAAGTCGCCCGCCATCTGCGCTGCGAGCTCCGCGTGAACCTGCGCTGTAGCGTAGGCGCCAGACGAGCCGCTGGAGCCCATCGCGAGGAACTGCACATAGAACGCCTGCAGAATCTCGCGCTCGATGTCGCTGACCACCGAGTTGATGGGGTACGCGCCACCGCTCGCCGACGTCGATTCAAAGGAGAGCGACGCCCACGATGGCAGCACGAGCGCCGACTCCTCGTGCGAGGTGTACCGACGCAGGACGCGGAGCAGCTCGTCGCGCGCAGCCTCGTACTCTTGCTGCGAGGGAGCCGTGCCACGCTGACGCGCCAATGCGTCCTCGTCGATGGTGACGGTAGGAACCGGCACCGCGTACCTCTGAACGAGCACGTTGCGCAGGTTGGTCGCGCGTCGGTAGTCGCTCGCGAGGGGCTCGACCTGACGCAGCAGGCCCACGCCCTCGACACCCTCGGAGAGCGAGGGCCAGACGAGATGCACAAGCCGCTCGTAGGGGATGCGGACCGAGCCAACGCTGGACAGGCCGTAAGGCTCGCGCTGCCACTGGTCGACAGCGACGATGCGCCGTCCCTCGTAGACCCACTGTCGCACGCTCGACTGGTCGCGCGGCTCAAGGTCGATGTACGTGGTGCCCTCGTAGGGGTAGGCCACCATCTCCGCGAGGGCAAAACCGTAGAGCGCGCCGGTCAGGAGCTGACGCATGCGCGTCTCCCACGACGGCAGGCTCAGCACTCGACCGTCCCACTCGATGACCGGGGAGGCGTACCCACCGAGACCGAGCGTGCGCCGCACGACCTCAGCCGCAGCCTCAGACGCAGGCGAGTCGGGCGCAGCTGCGACATCCCACGTGGCCTGCGTCGCCAGCCCGAGCAGCGCTTGAGCGCCGACTGCGCAGGGAGCGCAGCGCATCGCCACACGATACGCAGCGATGCGCGGGGCGAGTTGGACGAGGCGTAGGTTGGTCTCGCCGTCATTGACCGGCAGGCTTTGCACGCCCACGCCACGACCGTCGACGGCCTCGGGCGCGCTGTACTTGCTGACCTGTACGGAGAGTGCCATGAGCGGCACCCTAGCACAGCGCGTTAGAAAACGCACGCCCCCGCCAAGACACGCACGGTCAGTGCTCAAGGCGCCCAGCGGGACCGTCTACCGATGGTCTGGCCGGGACTCCGCGAGCCTTGGCTTGGCGGGGGAGACTCTCAGATGATGCTGAACAGGCCGCCGTGGCAGGCGATGATGACGATCTTGAGCATGATGGCAGTCACAGGGAACCTCCGCAGCTGTGGGCGATGACCTTGAAGACGATGATGAGCGACGTGAACGAGACCATGGGACCCTCCTAGATTGGCCGGGGGCTAGGCCAGAGTCAGCACGCGCACCGTGAGCCCATCCCACGACACGCGGTCGACTCGCCGGACTCGGGCCGCCCCCGAGGTCAAGCTACCACGTTGCCCGAGCGCGTCAAGCTCAGCGCACGTCCATCGGGTCATGCTCGACGCGTCGACGCTCAGGAACTGCAGGAGTTGCCTCGCGCCGCGTCGGGTCGGGCAGATACCACAGCACCTCGCGCACGGCATACCGCAGCGTGTCGGCGTGGTGGTCGTGCGTCCCGTCCTTGGCAGGTCGACCAGGTGCGCGGTCGTCCCAGCGATAGCCGGTCATGGCCTTGGCGAGTGTGCGTTTGCTGGCAGGCGCTCGGATGCCAGCGTCAAAGAGCGCACGGTCGACCGTCAGAGCGCCGCGCTCGAGCGCCAAGTTCACCCGCGTACAACCGCTGACGATGTCCCGCCGTTCGGGGTCGCGCTCGATTCGGGGCATGATGCCCAGCCCCTTGGGAGGCGACAGCGCCACGAGGTCGAGGTCGGCGACGCCGGTCTGCGCCGAGCGCGCGCTGCCTGCAGGGTCGGCCACGACGGCATCGAGCGGGATGCGCTGGCTGCCCTGCTGCCACAGTCGCCGAGGCGTGCACTCGATGGAGAGGCGCGCGAGGAAGTCGGGCAGCGTCTCGTCGTCGGGCGCCCACTCTCGGGTCACATGCCACCGACCGCGCGTGAGCTCGACGAGGAGCAGCGCGCACGGATGACGCAGGCCGAAGTCCATCGCAAGCATGGTCCGCATGTAGCTGTAGTCGACCAGCTCCTGCGTCACGCACTTCTCGGGCGCCCACGCGTGAAAGACCGACCCAACCGGGGGCAACGGCCTGTTCTCGACCAGCGCAGCGAAGTCACGGTCGCTCAGCGTCTCACGCATGCGCTCAAGCCATCCTGCCCCGAGGTGCTGCGCGTTCTCGCTGCTCTGCGGTAGGTAAGCCTCGCCGCCTATCTCCCGCGTTCGTTCTACCCACCACGCAGGCTCGACCGGGATGCCACAGGTCACGACGACGGGCCGCTGCATCTGTCCGCGCTGGTCGGCCACAGGTACACGAGCACGCGACCGCGCCACGTCGAGCACGTCGGGCCGCAGTACCTGGCACTCGTCCACGAGGACGGCATGCGCGTTGAGACCCTCGATAGGTGATGAGCCGGGGCCAGAGTTCGCCGGGGTGTCGAGGTGAGCCAAGAGCAGCCGCGACCCTGAGGCCCATACGAACGCCTGCTCTGACGCCGCATAGGTTACCGACGAGCCCGCGAGCAGGCCGTGCAGATGCGGTAGATGCACGTCACGGAGACGTCTGAACGTGTCCATGCCGACGACCACCAGCGCCCCGGGCCGAGTCTCGCAAAGAAGGATGGCGAGAGCACAGAGCGCGAGTGACTTGCCGCTGCCCAAGCCACCACGGACCGCCGCTGCGTCTGATGGCCATTCACCCGACAAGCCAGCTCGGAGGAACTCGGCCTGCCACGGCAGCGGGTCAAGCTCGCTGATGCGAGGCATGGTGCACGCAGAGATGCAGGGCGCTGTTGCCCGGCACCGTCTCGACCGAGTGCGCGCTGCAGACCTCTAGCCCGCAGCGGCCCTGCGCGTCGTCGTGGTCGCAGACGTACCGCGCGTGCTCGTGGCAGTCTGGCAGCTCGCAGGCTCGGCCTGGATGCCAGCCGAAGCGCGTCTCACCGAGGCCGCCTTGCCATGAGAGCAGCACGCTCACGCGTTGCCGACCTTCTCAGGCTTGGCGCTGACGAGCTTCTGCAACAGAGGCGCAACCTCGGCGCCCTGGTGAACGTGCGTCGTGACCTGCACCTCGGGACGCTGGGGGAAGTGCTCGGGGTCGTAGCGCTCGAGGAGCCATGCCGAGGCACGCCAGTCATCAGCGCCTGCCGTGGCGATGTTTTGGACCAGCGCTGCCCTAGATCGTACGCGCGCGCGTGCCCAACGGTCCGCGAACTTCGCGAACTGCCCACCCTGCGACGCCTTGTTCTGCCAGCTCAGGACCGTGCCCTCACTGACTCCGCACTCGATGCAGGCGTACTTGCCGACGCCCAACCGCTCCAGCGCATCGCAGAGCTTCTCGATGATTTCATCCGTGCAGGTCGTCGGACGCCCGCCGGGGTTCTTGCCCTCGGCCTTCTTGCCCCTTGGCATTACGCCACTCCTAACAGCGCCTCGCGAGCCGTAGCCCGTAGCCGCTGCATCGTCGCCTGTCGCATCGCTGCCCCCATCTCGGGGACGACAGGTGCTCCGTACACCTGCCCGCTTACTTGCCACCGACCCAGCATGACAGCAGCGACGCCTCGCCGTCTAGCCGCCATGAGCACGTGGTCATGGTGCATCTGCTCGGGGCCGCTCTCATGCTCGCCGTCGCCGATGTCCTCGGCCACGAACACAAGGTCGGGCGGGGGCATGTCGTCGAGCTGCCGCAGCGCGTCGATGACGCGAGAGTGGACCGTGGTTGTCACAGGGCCAAGGAGCGCCGCCGCCTGCCTCAGTAGGTCACGACAGGCGTGCGTCTCCGCGTAGATGAGGATGTGCATCAGGCGTCTCCGTCTTGCACCGGCTGCCCGGACAGCCGCGAAATCTCGACCCGCTGGAGGATATCACGCTTCTGCCCGACCATCCGCTCCGTGAGAGTCTTCGCGCTTACCTTGGACTCGTCGAGGCTCTGCACCCGCGTCTGCAGGGTCGTCACGTCAGCCTGCAGCCGGTCGACGTGGGCGCGGGTTTGCGCTGCGTGGGCTGCGACGCGCCACAGCACGCCGCCCATGGTGACGCCGAGGCCGGTGAGGGCGATGGCCGTGGTGACCTCCATGTCACTTCCCCTTACCCAGCACGCGCTCAGTCTCGCGCATCTTGGCCGCGTCGATGGCCTCTTGCTTGCGCGCCCTCTCCGACTCGTCGTCAGACGCGACAAGCCACGCCTGCGCCGCAGCAGCGAGCGCCACCGAGAACACCACCGCCCCCGCTCGGGCAGAGAGCGCCTGGCACTCGTCCTCGGTCGAGTCGGGACACTGAGCCGCGACCGTGGCCGCGCCGGTGCCAAGCGTCACGAGGCCGATGGCGATTGCCCGCTCGACAGGCGAGGGCCTGACGCGTGGCTGCCCCCCGCAGCCGACGAGGAGTGCGACTGCGAGGATGGCCGCCTTCATGCTGCAGGCGTGGTCGGCGGGGTCGTGGGTGGGTGCTGGTCACGGTCAGCCATCGACCGACCGGCCAGCACGCCGATGATGCCCGCAATCTGGGCGATGGCGCCGTCCGTCGAGCCTTCGCCGTGCATCGCCAAGATGGTGATGGCGACGATGCCGACCACGCCCGCGATGAGCGTGCGATAGCCTCGCATGCTTACCGCCTTCACGGGGCCGACTCAGGCGCAGCGAGCTTGGGCACCTCGGCATCTGGGGCCGCACCCGTCGCAGGAGCCGACGCAGGAACCGACGCAGGCGCGAGCGCAAGGACGCGCTCGCAGCTCGTCGTCACCCGAGCGCCAGCCACGAGCACCGTGGCCGAGATGCCAACGAGCGGCAGGCCGTGCGCCTCGGGCAGCTCGACCGAGATGGAGCCGACCGGGGTGACGCACTCCCACGGACGCATGCCCGAGCTCGACGACGGGACCGACGAGGGAGCCGGGACGGGAGGCAGATGCGCGCCAGAGCACGCACCGCAGAGGAGAGCCGCGAAGGAGAGACGAGAGGTCATGGTGCTGCGTCCGGCAGAGTGACGTCGAGCGTCGGATGGACCTCGACAGAGGTGATGTTGCTGTCGCGCCAGAAGTAGCGCGCGCGCGCGTCCACGTCCTCGATGGACCACCCAGCAAAGAGCCGGATGTACTGCGCGCCGTCGATGATGGCGATGACGAGGTAGAGCATCAGGGCCTCCCGAAGTAGGTCGTGCGGAACGTGTAGTCAGGCGGGGCATCGTTCACCGAGCCGAACTTGACCCACCACCCGCGAATCTGCGTCGTGCGCGTCGCGCTGGTCGACGTGCCGAGACGGACGCTGCCAGACAGCGACGTGTCAGCCGTCAGGCTCGCGTAGCTGTACGCGTACAGCATGCGCGGACCGCTCCAGAAGTAGAC